AGCAGGACGGGTACGGGCTGCGATACGTGAAGGAGCAGACGCCGGAGTTGTGCATCGAGGCGGTGAAGCGGAACGGGTACGCGCTGCAATACGTGAAGGAGCAGACGCCGGAGTTGTGCATCGAGGCGGTGAAGCAGGACGGGTACGCGCTGCGATACGTGAAGGAGCAGACGCCGGAGGTGTGCATCGAGGCGGTGAAGCAGGACGGGGACGCGCTGCAATACGTGAACAAGGGCATTTTCGAGGCAGACGGAAACACGAAGAGAAAGCAGCCGTGTTCGCATTGCGACGGGACTGGCGTTATCGAGGTTTAGGGAATGAGCAAGCTAATCAGTCTCGAAGCGGAGAACTTCAAGCGCCTAAAGGCCGTGCGGATAGAGCCAAACGAGCGCGGGGTAACGGTGATTGCCGGGAACAATGCGAACGGAAAGTCCAGCGTCCTAGACGCGATACAGGCGGCGATAGGGGGCAAGCGAGCGACCCCGGACCGCCCCATCCGAGATGGACAGGACAAGGGCGTTATCGTTGCCGAGCTTGACGACATGGTTGTCAAGCGGACGTTCACGCAAGGCGGCGGCGGAACTCTGACTGTCACAATGGCAGACGGGGTGAAGGCGGCGACCCCTCAAAAGGTACTCGACAAGCTATTTGGAGCCCTCACGTTTGACCCCATGGCCTTTGCAAGGATGAAGGCCGGGGAGCAGATGGAGGAAGTCCGAAGGGTGGCGGGTTTGGACCTGTCCGACTTGGAGAGCAAGCGAGATGCCTTGTACGACCGGAGACGAGACGCGAAGGCTGTCTTGAAAGCAAAGGACTTGCGGGTTGAGTCATTCGGCAAGGTCGCCAAGGTTGAGCCGGTAGATACCGCCGAAATTGCTTCGAAGGTGCGGGCGATACGGGACAGGGCTGACAAGATAGAACACCTCGAAGGCAAGAAAAAGAGGATGATGGAGGAATACACGAGCACAAAGGAGCGGATTGCCGCCCTTGAAGTTCAACTTCTACAGATTCAAGAGTCGGGGAAAGAGGTGAACAAGCAGCTCTCGGAGTTGAAGGCGATAGAGCCGGAAGAATCCGAGTCTGACTTGACGGCCCGGTTGGAAAGCATGGCGGAAATCAACGCAGCCGTTCACAGGTACGAAGAGTACAAGGCGGCTTGCCAGGACCGGGACGGGCAGACGAAGGCCGTTGACGAGCTTGAAAAGGCCTTGGAAGCAACCCGTCTTGAAATCGCTTCAAGGATTGCGGCGGTCAAGCTCCCGGTGTCGGACATGACCTTCGGAGACGAGGGGCTTTTGCTGAACGGAATTCCCTTCTCGCAGGCTTCACAATCGGAGCAAATTCGAGCATCGGTTGAGATGGGGATAGGGGCAAACCCCGGGTTGCGGCTTGTGCTCGTTCGAGACGGGTCGCTTTTTGACGCCGAACACCTCGCTTTGCTTGCGCAGATAGCCGAAGAGCATGACGTACAGGTGCTCGTCGAGAGGGTAGGGACGGACGGGGGTGTAGGAATCATCATCGAAGACGGGGAGGTGCGAAATGGGTAACATCGGCCTAGGGCCCGAAATCACGCGGGAGTTTCTTGAAAAGCAATATCGAAGCGCCTGCGAGACGATTGCCCGGCTGACCGCTGAGAACGAGCACCTTCTCGCTGTCCTTATGGTCATAGAAGCGTATTCAGTAGAATGTGACCTCGTGGATGAGGAGAGGACCGGGCATGCTTGTGCGGTTTACAGATGGGCTCACGTCGCGAGGAATCCAACATGCATTGACAAGCATCCTGATTGGATCAATCAGTTGGAGACTGCTATTGCTATTGTTCAGGGGCCGAAGCCATGAACTCTCTAGCCGACCGAATCCGAGCCCTGCCCCGGTACGCCTTTCGAACCGGGACAACTTGTGACGAGGACTGTCACGCCGACATGTACCCGGCGGCGGGGTTGACCGCAGAGTGGGTGCGAGTTGCAGACCTCGAAGTGGTGTTGAGTTCGGACAATCCCGACTCGAACGAAGAGTTGGAGGCCACCCGCAAGCGCATCGCTGAACTAGAGCGAGACCTTGCGTTGTGGCAGACTCTTCACGGCGGCATGGCATCAGAGGGCAGTGGTCCGCCGGTCATCTTGACAACTGACAACGGGACCAAAGCGGAGTGGACAGTCGGGACCGTTGCAAACGAGGAGGTTGAGTGATGGGTGAAGCTACCAGAACAATGAACCTCACTTCGGCAATCGAACGCCTTGCCGTTGCCATTGAAGACAACCGTTCCAAACCGGACCCGATGACGGGGTTTGTTCAAGAAATGCTGGAACTTGCCAGGAATGCCGCAAGCCTTTGTCCGGCATGTAGAGGTAGCGGCTTTGTGCTCGAATATCACAAGGTTGCAGATGTCACGGTGGCGGTAAAGGTCGATTGCCCAGTCTGCGAAGGTTCTGGAAAGGTGAAAAGCCGATGACCAAATTCGGAAGGACCGAATCCCGAAGTCTCCGAATCACAGACCGCCCGGTGGTGTTTTTCGACCTCGAAACCACCTCGCTTGACAAGGTGGTAGCGCGGATAGTCGAAATAGGAGCTGTCAAGATTCTTCCGTCTGGCAAGCGGCAAAAGCTAGAGCTTCGAATCCGGCCGGACATCCCGATTCCAGCGGAGTCAACCGAGATACACGGGATAACGGACGCGGACGTTGACGACTGCCCGTTGTTCGAGGCGGTGGCCGAAAAGATTCACGCCTTCTTTGAGGGCTGCGACCTGGCAGGTTTTAACGTCGTGCGGTACGACATCCCGGTTTTGTGTAATTGCTTCAAACGGGTGGGCTTGCCGCTGTCCCTTGCCGGGGTATCGGTGATAGACACGGCCCGGATTTTCCATATGCGGGAGCCCAGAGATTTGAGCGCGGCGGTGGCGTTCTACACGGACCGCTTTCACGTCGGGGCTCATTCTGCGATGAAAGATACCGAGGCGGCGATAGACGTTCTATTCGGGCAGCTCGAAATGTACGAGGACATCCCCTTAGACCCGACGGGACTGTACGAGATGATTCGAGAGCCGGGAACGGTGGACCTCGGAGGGAAAATCGGGGTGGTTGATGGTAAGTTTCGCTTCACGTTTGGGAAGCATCAAGGCGAGGCGTTGGTGAAGGTTCCGACTCACTACTTGGAGTGGACCCTTGCGAACGTCGACTTCGGGCCGGATGCTTTGAAGATAGTGCGAGACACGTTGGCGGCAAGGGACGCAGGGCGTGTCGAATGAACAAGCCCGGTTGCCAGGGTTTCGAGTTGCGAGGTGAGGGGCGCGAGACGGGCGGCGCTCCCGGGGTTTTGTCCATTTTGCCCCGCCTTTCCGCCTCGCAACTGGCCAAGCGGGTTAGCCGCCCGCTGGACGCAAATCCGGGTGTCGGCGACCGGATGACCCTGGCGACATCTTTTTTCTTGGTGAGTGACGATTTTTATTGACGCCTCGCTTTTTCGGTGCTATAAAGTAAGAGTGACGGGAAAAACAGGCGGTGCGGAATCGTCGGGAGTTAAAATGACACCAAGCAACGAAGAGATAGCCGAATCACTCCGGCTCCTTTCCCTTACAGGGACAACCATGGACGAAATCGCCGGGGTTTTCTCGGGAGCCACTTCAAGGCAACGCGTTTCATTGCCCTACCTCGCCTACACGGTTTGCTGTGTTTGCAAGAGAGTGCGCCTCTACGGCGGGGTGTGGTTGGAGTGGGGCGCGGACGAAGGGTACGAGGTGTCACACGGCCTTTGTCCCGACTGTTTTCGGGAGAGGTACGGGGAAGACGAATAGTAGCCGCGTCGGTGGACTCGATGGGAGGGGAGTGATGGGCAACACGGGGAAGTCTTGTTATTGCCATAGGTGTAAAAAGGCATTTTACCCACTGGGTATTGCTCGTCACCGCGCAGCCCACCGCCAAAAGAATGAGTACTGCGAAATAACCTACACCAACGGTGACACATACGAGCACCACTTTCAGCCGCCACAGAAGGACGCTACCTTTGAGGACAACACAACGCCGATGCCAGCCGAGCCGGACGCGATGGGAGGGGAGTGAGATGAGCGAATCACAACAGCGCCGGAACAGGGAGTTGCTGATGCAGCGCGACAAGGCCGAGCGCGAGCGCGACGAGCTGGAGGCCGAGGTGGCGCGGATAGAAGACAGAAATCTAGAGTTGCAAAGCCTTGTTTGCGAGCGGCTTCCCGAGTGTGGCCCGTCGGTTCCACTCGACGAGGTCAATGCGTGGATAGAATGCTGGAATGGGCGAGCCCGCGCCGCCCTCGCGGGGGAGGTGGAGGAATGATGTTTCAGCGATTACGTCGCCACGACGGAGAGCCTTGTTGGTTGGGGCTGCGTCGGTCATTCTGGCTCGGAGAGTTTCTGGCCATTTTGGCAACGGCGGGCATTGTAGCTATCTACGGGTGGCTGATGTGGAACTGGTCCGAAACCGCGAGAGAGCTTGAAGAGTGCCGCGAGGCACGAGCTGCCACGGGTGAGGTGGAGGAATGATCCTTCTACACGTCGCTATTTTGTTTTTAGTCTGGACAGTTGCCTTTTTAGTAGGAGCCGTGTGTGAGCGAATGGATACCTACATAAAGCGCCGTGAAAATGATCATGATAAAGGGCAACTAAAACTGCTCATTCAGCGCAGCGACAGAGAACGGCGTTGGATTACCATTGATGTAGAAACGTGGACGGTTGTCAATCTCGCGGGGGAGAACAAAGATGGACGGAAAGTGTAAAACTCGGGGATGTGGTAGTTATGCTGTCAATCAGCACATGCATGGGCGCAAGCCAGGGGTGGACCTCGACTTGTGCGACGTCTGCTACTGGCGGGTTCGAGCAGAGCGATACGAGGCCATCGAAAGCGACAATGAGCTTGTTATAGCTATTGACAGGATGAAATTTCGGCTAAAGGGATATAGCAATAGAACACAACTTCAGAGGTCATTCAATTCAGTGCTGAACGACTTCATCAAACAACACGGGCTAGACGGCGACCCTCATCATTTTGCGGCATTGCCCATGGGAGATAAGCTATGACCCTCCGAATCATCCTTCCCGCTCACAACGTATTGGCTATCCCGAGGCGCACGGTTCGGAGCGAGATACCGCTTATCACGTCCTCCGTGGAAGTCCGTATTGGAGAGGCATACAGGGTCGTATTCAACCCTCAGTCGGCCGTCACCGCTGTCACGGAAGACGGCAAGCGACTTCTCGGACTGAAACCGGGAGAGTTCGACTTTGTGTGTCCGTGGTGCACCAAGAGTGAAACCATACTCCCCCGGGAGGATCACGAGATTCCCGGGCATTCTTGGAGGGTGATACCCGTTGGCGGGCCGGAACTGAGGGTCGAAGTCAACGGGCAGGTGGGCTCCATTCAGCGGATTTTCATCGGGGCGAAGGGCTGGCTTGTCGAGTACGAGCCGATAAAAGAAGAGCTGTAACCGCCCCACTTTCGGGGCTCGTTTGAAAGAAGCCGTGCGGAGCGGCGGGAGGTCTTCAAGATGGAAGCGACAATCGAGAAAACCAACAGCGAGAAGATCGACGACCTGATCGAGCGCAACAAAGCCGCGCTCAAGATGGAAGCGACAATGGAGAGAATCAACAGCATGGTCGGTGATGTGGTCTCGGAGTTCGACTCGGCAGACGAGGCGCACCGGGAAGAGAGGCGGGCCAAGGCGGTCTTGCTGTCCCGAGTCGTCGAGATGATACGCCCGACAGTTCGGGCCATCGGGACAAGGCCGGTAGTCAAGTACAGCGTTCAACACCACGCCGATGTGAACCACAACGGCGGCATCGAGGACGAGGACCGCTACGACCACAGGTGCCTTCTCTTGAGCGATGACGGATGGGGGCCGGATGAGGATTCCCCGCGCGCCAACACCGGAAACTTCAAGGGGGCTCGGTTGGCGCTCCGAGAAGACGGGGCGCTCGTTTTGTTCAACTACTCCGGCGAATGGAGCCGCTGGCAGGGCAGTTCGTGGGGTTGGGAGGCGGAAGTCATCATCTACGACGACTGTCTTGAAGTCGTCGGGGAGTGGCCGGAGGTCGAAGAGTACATCGACAGGATAGCCAAGGCGCTCGAAAAGGCCCGTGGGAGCCGGGAGAGCGGCACGGGCAAGGCCAAGCAGCGGGCAGACCGTCTCCGGGCGCTGGCGACGATTCTGGAAGGCTAGGGGATACAGAGGGATGGGACACGTCGACTTCGTTCTAGCGACAGCTCGGTTGATAGAGGGCGGTCGGGTTGTCAAGTCGAAGTTCGGGACCGCCGGGCCGTATCGTGTCGCAGTATCGGACGGGGAAGGCCCGTATGCTGTGATAACGTGGAAGGGATTGGTCTTGAGGTTCAGCACGGCGGTACAGACGGCTAAGTGCTGGCATGATTTGAACATGAGGTACATAGGGAGTAGCGCACATGGGTGGTGATAACGTCCCCGACGACTGGGATTGCTTCTACCGGCGGTGCGAATCCTGCGGTCGGAGGTATCACGCAAGCGAGGGCGGGTGTGATTGCGAGGGGTGCAAGGATTCCGAGTACTGGGCGGACATCCCGGCGGTTGAGGACCTGGACCGCGAAGCAGACGAGTACTTCGACAGGCTAGAGCGACAGAGAGAGAAAGGCAGACCGTGAGTAAAAAGCAGAACAGGCGGCAATCCGAGGCCCGGGCGTTGGAGGAATTGTCCGAAGAGGTCGGGATATTGCCGGACCATAAGAAAGAGCTTGAACGGAAGTCGGCACCTTTGAGGTACGGGTTGGGAGACTTGCTCAAGGCTCACTTGGAGAAGGGGAAGGGCAGATGATAGCCGGGTATCAGGAATTCCTACAGGCCAAGACTCAACACGGATGCGAGTATGGATTTGAGCCGGGGTACATGAACGAGAATCTGTTTCCCTTTCAGCGGGACCTTGTCTCATGGGCTGTCCAAAAAGGGCGCGGGGCTATCTTTGCCGAGTGTGGACTTGGCAAGACGATTCAGCAACTCACATGGGCGGAGAACGTGGTCAGGAATACGAACGGCCGGGTCCTGATTCTGACTCCGCTTGCGGTGGCGCATCAGACGGCCCGAGAGGCGGACAAGTTCGGTTTGGAGGCCAAGGTTTCAAGGGATGGGAAACTCGGAGGTCCCGGGGTATACATCGCCAACTACGAACGGCTCCACTATTTCAACACTGGCGATTTTCAGGCCACGGTCTGCGACGAATCGTCTTGTCTGAAAAACTTCGACGGCAAGACGAAGGCAGCCGTTACCGAGTTTATGAGAAAGCAACCCTACCGACTGCTTTGCACGGCTACCCCGGCGCCCAATGACTACATCGAACTCGGGACGTCGAGCGAGGCCCTTGGAGAGCTTGGTTTCGTCGAGATGTTGAACATGTTCTTCAAAAAGCCTCAAAGGACATGGACCCGCAAGGAAGAGTTTGACCCTGGAAAGTACGTCTTCAAAGGGCACGCTAAACATAACTTTTGGAGGTGGGTCTGTTCGTGGGCAAGGGCGGTCCGGAAGCCCTCTGATATGGGGTATGATGACACCGGCTTTGTGCTCCCGCCTCTTGAGATGGTGGAACACACTGTCGAGACAAACACGGTTCGGGAGGGGTGGCTGTTCAATAGTCCGGCGGTCGGCTTGCAGGAACAGAGGGAGGAAAGGCGCCGTACCATAATCGAGAGGTGCGAAAAGGTTGCCTCCCTGGTCGCCGACACCGATGAAGCCACTGTCTGTTGGTGTCACCTGAACACGGAAGGTGATGCCCTCGAACGCATGATACCTGGAGCTGTCCAGATAGCCGGGAAGGATTCAGATGACCGCAAGGAAGAGGTTTTCGAGGCGTTCCAAAACGGCGAAATAAAGAAACTGGTCAGCAAGGCATCGATCGCAGGATGGGGCGTAAACTGGCAACATTGCGCGCATCAAACCACCTTCCCGTCTCACAGTTTTGAACAACTCTATCAGACAATCCGGCGGTCTTGGAGGTTTGGGCAGACTAGGCCGGTCAGAATCGACATGGTTACGACCGAAGGCGAAAAGAACATCATCGAAAACCTTCGCCGAAAGCAGGCAGAGGCCGAAAAGATGATGGATAACCTGGTCGAAATGATGAACAACGAATTGGTTTTGAAGACCGCACCCTACGGCACAGAGGAAGAAGAGGTTCCGGAATGGCTATAAAGAAGCAGACCAAAACGGACAGGTACGCTCTCTATTGCGGCGATTGCTGCGAGGTGCTTCCGAAGCTCCGAAAGGAATCAATCCACCTTTCGATATATTCACCGCCTTTTCGGGGACTATATCAATATTCGTCTAGCGAAAGAGATCTGTCAAACTGCCGGAATTACGAAGAGTTTATGGAGCACTACCGCTTTGTAATTCAGGAACTCCACAGGCTGACAATCCCCGGGAGGTGCACGGCGGTCCACTGCATCGACGTTCGAGACGGGAACGCCAGCCTCGGAGTGGGGTTGCTTGACTTTCCCGGGGACATCATCCGTCTTCACGCCGAATGCGGCTTTAAGTACGTGGCTAGATACCATATCTGGAAAGAGCCGCTACAGGTCCGAAACCGAACGATGGTCAAGGGGCTTGCGCACCGGCAGATAGTAGAGGACTCGACGCTTTGCGACGTGGCCAGCGCGGACTATCTGCTTTTGTTCCGCAAGAAAGGGGACAACCCTATTCCGGTGACACATCCGACGGGGTTGGACAACTATGCCGGGGAGCGCCTTATCCCTCACGAGTTGCACCGTTTCCGCAACTGGACTGGAAAGCAGACGGAAAACCGCTACTCACACTGGATATGGAGACAGTATGCCAGCGCGTTCTGGGATGACGTTAGAATCGACCGGGTTCTACCATTCAAGGAGGCCCGGGACCCGGAAGACGAGCGCCACGTTCACCCGTTGCAACTCGACGTGATAGAGCGGACCGTAGTGCTCCGGTCCAACCCGGATGAGGTCGTATTGACCCCGTTCATGGGTGTCGGGTCTGAGTGTTACGGGGCGGTTATCAACGGCCGAAAGACCATCGGAATTGAGTTGAAAGAGACCTACTACAACCAAGCCGTCAAGAACGTGGCGGAAGGTGTGGAGCGCGGCCGGGAGTCCGAGCAATGTCTCATCCCGGGGCTTGACAAGGGGCAGATGAATGAATCGCTTGACTGAAATCAGGAACCTAATCGAGTCCGCCATATCGGACGCGGAGAGTGACGCTACCCGGTGGACATACGACCTTGAAGCGGCACTCCGGTTGTTGGATTCTGAAATCCAAGAGAGGAAGGCGGGGCAATGACCGCGACCAAAGTCACCCGGGCGAAGGCTATGCTTTCGAAGTGTCACGATTGCATGGGCTACTACAAAGACGGCAAGGTGGATTGCCAGGTCACGGGTTGCCCGCTGTACCCGTGGATGCCCTACCGGCAGATGGAGCCGGATACAGGGTGGACAGGGGTCAATCCCAAGAAAGTAGGCGCCAAGACCTCGGAGGTAGGATCGGGAAGGCCCAAGCGAAAGTTGACGGAAGAGCAAAGGGACGCCTTGCGGGAGCGTCTTTCGCAGAATCGCCTAAAACGTAGCAAAAAGACTGCCGTCCAGACTGGACAGGTACCGGGACAAGGGGCGGAATAGGCAACGGTTTTATTTTAGGCGTTCTGATGAGAAACTGAGGCGTAAAATGGAAAACAGAGTTCCACTGTACAGAGCGGCAGAGACGGCGACGAAGTTGAACCAAACCCGGGAGACGGTCCGGCGGTTCTTAGGCGAGAAAAAGTACCGGGTTGAAATCGGCGCGGTCTGCGAAATAGTGAAAGCGGTAGCGGACTCGAAAGGCTCGGACGTTCTGTCTGTTGGGTTGTCGATGGCGCGCAAGGCAGAAAAAGACGGGAAGGAAATGGTTGCCCTTCACATTTTGGCGGCAACCGTCGAGTTGTGCGAAGGGTGGACGCCGGAAAAGTTTACCGGATAGCCGAATACGGTTGACACGAGGCGCGAGACAACCGATAATGGCCGGTGAGTGACGGGATACGAACGGGGATGCACGGACGAAGGGAGGACAAGCCAAGAATGAAGGCTCTGACTATCTGGCAGCCGTGGGCGGCTTGCATCTGCCACGGGGACAAGCGGGTTGAAAACCGAGGGTGGCGCCCGCCGGATAACATCGTAGGCGAGGTGATCGCCGTGCACGCCGGGAAGATGTACGACGCCAGAGGAGAGCAGGAAATCATCCGGCTTGGGCTCGAAATCCCACCAAGACGATACAGGACGACCTACGGGGCGATTCTAGGGCTTGCGACGGTCAAGGGGGTATCTCGACACCTTCCCGATGACCCGTGGTTCTCCGGGCCTTTTGGGTGGCTTCTCGACGATGTGAGGCCCTTGGATCACCCGGTGCCTTGCCGGGGGGCACAAGGTCTTTGGACGGTCCCGCCGGAAATCCTTGAATCGGTTTTGAAGGGAGCGAACTGAACACATGGGAACACTCAAAGAGAAGCGGCAAAGAATCGCAGAGAGACAGGCCATCATCCCAACCCTGATAGAGAAGGGAATGGGGCTGTACGACATCGCCGATCACCTCGGAGTAACCGACCAGACCATCCGAAACGATATGGTGGCCATCGGTGTCCTCATCCCGGGGGTTCGAAGCGAGGAAGGGATACAGAGACAGCGAGACGGGGCCAGGAAGACCCGAGCGGTGATGCTCGAACGCCGGGAGGGTAGGAATAGGTGCGAGATTTGCGGCCTTCCTGCGGACCCGGAAGGCTGTTTCAGGGGGAGGCGGCTTTGTCAGGACCACCTACGAGATGAGAACAACGACCCGAACTATTACGCCGAACAGAGAGAACTGATACTGTCGGGGCGATACGGCGGGGTGCCTATGATGTTTTGGTGTCTCTTGGTGGCCATCCTTCTCCCCCTGTCTGCCTGTGAAGACGAGTGTGAAATGAACGATACCCGGTGCCGGGGAGAGGTAGCCCAGATTTGCAGTTCGGGCGGAGAGTGGGAGCTTTTCGCCGATTGCTCCGAAATCGAGGGCGGCGGTGACTGGACGTGTTGTGAGAACGAAAGCACCGGGGACAGTACGTGTCTCCCGGTTGAGGAATGCGTAGGAGGCGACGATAAATGAAGGTTCTAACTCCCGAAGTTGTAAAGGCTTTTTGGTCCTACATGTGCAAGCACTACGGGACCACGGCGGTAAACAAGCCCAAGTCGGCAGAGATGAAAATCGCCGCTCATGCCCTGGAATTGATGGGCATCATGGACGCCTCGGATTTCCTGTCTGAATTCTCCACGACCGTTGGAGAGCGGATTTACATCCCGTTCAAGCCCGGGGATACGTTCAAGGTGTCGCTTGTCGACCAGGCCGCAATCTGCGTTCACGAGCATGTGCACGTTCGGCAATTCAAGCACGCCCAATTCATCGGGGAATACTGTCTCGACAGCTCCAAGCGAGCCCTGTACGAGTGCGAGGCATACCGGGCCAGTATGGAGACATCCTTCTATCTCGTGAAGGACTATCCGAGCCCGAAGGCGATAGCGGAATCTCTAAAGGCGTACAATTGCAACGAAAAGGACCGGATGTTTGCGAAGAAATACCTCACGCAGGCATCGGCAATCGTTCGCAGGGGAGGCGTTGTGACTCCCGAGACGAAGGTAGCGAAGGCGTGGCTCGAAAAGGTGGCGCTCTCGGCAATAGCGGGCTGCGTGGCGGCCCAGGGGAGGGAGTGATGCGGGTGGCGTGGTTTAGCGCGGGGGTATCGTCAGCGGTGGCGCTTCGACTCGCTGGGGAGGTGGACCATCCGATGTTCATCGACATTGACGACCAACACCCCGACACCGGCCGCTTCGTGCGCGACGTTGAGCGATGGACGGGTTACGCTATCGAGGTGATCCGGTCGCGGTATCGCACCGTTGAGGAGGTGTGCCGCTCCATGAGCTACATCAACGGCCCCACGGGTGCCCCATGCACCCGGCTCCTCAAGCGGCGGGTTCGTCAAGAGTGGGAGGCGGGTATCGGGGAGCCTTTGACGTACATTTGGGGCTTCGACTGTGAAGAGGGCGACCGCGCCGACAGGTTGCGCGAGACGATGCCGGAGCAGGATCACGAGTTCCCGCTGATAGAGCGGGGCATCACCAAGGCGGAAGCGCATCGGTTACTCAGGGCGGCGGGTGTCGCGCGCCCGGCCATGTACGAACTGGGCTATAACAACAACAATTGCGTCGGATGCGTCAAGGGCGGAATGGGTTATTGGAATCACATCAGAGTGGACTTTCCCGAGGTGTTCGCGGCCCGCGCCAAGATGGAGCGGGACATTGGCGCGAGCTGTATCAAGGGGGTTTACCTCGATGAACTAGATCCCGATGCCGGGCGCCACTCGCCACCGATAGTCGACGATTGCGGGATACTCTGCGGGGTGATGGCGCTCTCGGCAATGGCGGGCTGCGTGGCGGCCCAGGGGAGGGAGTGAGATGAACGAGATCAAGCCAAGAATCGTGACCGGGGATTTAGGTGAATACCCGTTGTGTGGTGGTCCAAGGTGTCCATCGTTCTCATGCTACGACGGGAATGAGTACGTCGACGCCCGGTGTGGAATAATTAGGGAGCCTATCCCACGGTGGAAATACTACCCGTGCGCCCCCGCCCTCCGCGACAAGCTCGAAGCGGCCGAGGCCGATGTCAACCGGCTGGAGCGGGAGAGGGATCGGTTACAAAAGCGCACGGAGGAAGGATGTCATTGGGCCTGTCTCGATGCAGAGGATGACGAAGGTTTACCGTTTTTGCGTAGCCATCATCCTGATTGTGCGAAGGAGCGGTATCGTCGAGCCGAGTATTTGCTAGGCTATGCACTGAGGAGACTCAAAACAGAGGAAAAATGCCGAGCATTTGCCGAGGCCGAGGTGGAGCGGCTGACGGATGAGATGGAGCGGCTGCGGGCAGATGTCACCCGGTGGGCAAACGAGTTTGAGGCCCGCCATGGAGTGTATCCGGAGATCACGGCGGCAGCAGATGATCTCCGCGCCGCCCTCGCCGGGGAGGTGGTGCCGGAATGACCGACAAAATTGATCCTTGGTTGATAGGTGGTGAGCCGGTGTGTTCGGGCCGCTCATGCGTGAGTTACTACCCTCCCGATATAGCAGACGGCCACGGAGGGTGCGTGATGCAGCACGGCAGCCCGCATTTCGGGGCTTCCGAAGGCTTCGCTTGCATCCCTGGTATTCGTCGCCAGCGTGATGAGGCGCGGGAGAGGGCCGAGCGGCTGGACGTGCAACTCCAGGATACCCAGTCGGACTACGGTGCGCTGGAGGCTGAGCGCGATGAACTCCGGGCCGAGGTGGCGCGGCTGAGGGAGGATGTCATCCGGTGGGCCAACGAGTTTGAGGCACGACACGGAGTGTATCCAGAGATCACGGCGGCAGCAGATGATCTCCGCGCCGCCCTCGCCGGGGAGGTGGGGGAATGACCGCGCCCGGTTGGACCGGCGACCTTGCCGACGACTGCGTTTTGAAGACTCAAGACGGGTACATCGCTCATGCGGAAGCCATGGACAGCGGTAGAAATGAGCATTGGTGTTGTGTCGTGACGATAGGGGATAGGCCGATGATGCGGACCGTTTACCACTCTGCGGAAGACGGGATATGGCCGATAAGGGGCGATTTGGCCCGCCGTCTGTGCAAGATGGCTATCGACGCGGACAGATGGAGAAGGAGAAACCAGAATGATTGAGAGAGTCGAGACGACAAAGGCTGTAAAGTGCATTGCGTTGACCTACATATGCGACAACTGCGGGAAGAGGGAAATTGTCGCGACGATGGACGAAAACACGAGTCCGGACCGAAGGAACCAACTTGAGGGCAATCCGCCGAAGCCAGATGGGGCATGGGGTGTCGTTAGTGTTGGGTATTTAAAGGGTTTCGGCGCTCCAATACCCATCGCCCACTTCTGCCCTGAATGCGTAGACAGGTGGTCCATTGGGAGGGACATTGTTGCAGCCGGGTTTCAGAAATTGGCGGCCGGTGAGAAGAGTTACAGAATCGTAGGGTGTGAGGAGTAGGCCGCGCCGTCTTGTGTGCCGAGTCCGAAGGACGAAGGCTAGAGGGCAAACAAAGATGAAACAAGTAACCAAATTCCAAGCAGAAGACGGGCGCCTTTTCGACGATGAAGCCGAATGCCTGAGTCACGAAGAGCAGGTGATAGCCGTCAAGGCCCTAATCGAGATGGTGCACCCCAAGGGAATCGACATCGACAACGGCAAAGGATACATACAGCTCACCCCGGAAACCCAACAGCGGCTCCTAAACGGATACGTGGCGCTGGTAGACCGGCATCAACCGGAACTATCCGTGAAGGTGAGGGAGAATCCCCGGGGCTTCATAGGGAGGATACTGGGTGACAGCAGTTCCCCGCTGATGCACCTCTATTACACCTACTGTCTGATAGACAAGGAAGGCAGGTTGTGGGACCAACCGTACTTCGCAAACAACCCCGAAAGGGGCACTCAGGTTTGTGTGGGAGTGAGATAGAAGGCATGCGAGAAATCATAATCGTCGGGGAGGACGTGCGGGACGCTTTGAGGCCCACGAAGCCGTTGTGGTGTTGGAACCGCTCCCGGCCCTGCCATACGGCGTGTGTGGCATTCACCATCGAACCTCACAGCGGGGACGGCGGCAAGGGCTTCAAGGTCGCATGTTGCAACGCGATGGTGCAAGGCGAGCCGCCCATATGGAGGCCCATTATCGGCAAGCTCAGAGAGGAGGACCGCCGTGAAGCCAATCGACAGGAGTTACCGGGACAGGGCTAGGCGGCTTCGAATGGAAGCCCTGGAGAGGCGCCGGAGATGGTCCCTAGTGGCCTTCTCTATTGCGCTCGGGATTGTGATAGGGTGGGTTGTATCGTGGTTTTTGGGGTAGGTAGAACCAAGAGGGAGGACCGATGAGCAACGAACCCAAGTGGAGCACGACGCCGCCGGAAGAGTCTGGTACATACTGGGTGCGAGAGGTCGAAACCAAGATCACGACCACAGCGTTTGTAGATTCTGTGGGAGGGATATGGGGTTTGGGCGGTGGAATAGAGGAAATCGAATGGTACCCCGTACGCATCGAGGAGCCGCCGCTATGACCGACGTACCCCACGACGCCAGTTGCTCGAACTGCCGATGGTGGAAGACGGACTACCCAAGCCGTTCGACCCCGAAGTATGGCTACTGCCACCGTCGAGCCCCTGCCATGTGGCCCGAGAAAGAGTGGCCCGCCGTGAGGGAAGATAATCTGTGCGGCGACTGGGAGCCGAAGGAAGGACATCAGCGATGACATCGACACCACACAAACACCCAAGTCAAATGGTCCGAATCAAGACGGTCGAACGATATGTCTTGGAAATACCGCACCGACACCTGAAATACGTTGTTGAGGAATGCACCAAAGAGCCCACCTTCTAGCGCCGAAAATCCGTCTTGTGCGGCAAGCGAAGCGCAGCCTAAAGGCTAACCGACCGCCCCAACACTCCTCCTACACCTCCACAACACCCAAGCCCACCCTACCCTCCCATCCCCGGAACGGACATATACCACCGCCTCCTCAACCCGGGCTCTTAGGGGCGAAGCCTCCTATCCCTATCATCAACCTGGCGAAGCCTCCCAGTGAAACCCAAGGGCCCGACTCCCCTAGAAATCCGTAACTATTAGCCTTTCCGGCAATCACCCCTCAACGCCTCATTCTACCCCTGAAACCTCCCAGAAATCCGAAATCATTCGGCTTTTCCCGAACCCCAAGCCCAACACCAACCCTCAAGGGGGCCCCATCATCCTGCCCCCGTCGGCAACATGATACCGGCATCCCCTAGAAATCCAGAATCATTAGGCTTTCCGGTTGTCCAGAACCTCAAGAGAAGAACATGAACCCATGGGTCAAAAATGACCCATAGTGGGTGAGTAATGACCCCCCAAAGGTACCACCGAAGAAGGCCCTTTGTCTCTATGTACTTACAAGTAAACAGTCAAGTTAAGTCTCAGCCAGTGACCATATGTGGCCATACAAATATGGGTCAAGGCTGACACCGTTGCCACTGTTGATATTATTGGGGAATTTGGGGAGGGCATCCGAACCTCATCGTGTGGTCGTGCATACCTACGCGCATAGATATACATTGTACGACGTATGAATAATGTATATGCAGTCTCAACCCCCTGTTATTACCCGTTCCCTCTATTACGACAACGCCTCTAGAAATCCGAAATCATTAGGGTTTCTTTTTTCTGTACCACTTCCCCTCCCTGGTTTCTGCCCCCGGTCACGGACTTAAACGGCCACGGGGGACGGGTATACATTGCCGGGGTGGGGTGCATAAATACACTCAACGGAAGTCGCCGCGCCTCTTACCCTCCCTCCACAAATTCCCTCGCGCGCGCTAGTCCAATGTTTACGGGTAGTTGTGTAGACGCCCGAGTTTCTGCCCCTTGTCCATCTATGGGGCGATGGTGTTTTGATTCCGTTAGATATAGAATCGAGGCCATAAAAGTGGGGTTTTGGGGGTACTGGCCCGGGGAATGGGGAGACTTAGGGGGTATTGGTTACAGTATTTGTGGGAGTGGAAGTTGACGAATTCCTCAATAGTTATGTGGATGGGTTAGGGGTGTTTCGGGGGGTTGGAAGGGGAAGGGGATGGGAAGGGGTGAATTGAGGTTTTATTCATAGGGTGGAGGGGGGGTAGTTATTTTCTGGGAACGGGAAAAGGGGAAATGTCCGGATATGAAAAGGCTGTTTATTTTTTCGGGGAAATTCTGTAAGGGCTGGTTGCGGGGATGTAGGAAATAGGGTTCGGAGAGGGGTGGGTTTCCCGCCTATGGGGTGGGTTGTTTTTGTGGTTGTCTATCACTACGGGGTGAGGTATAGTGTTCAAGACGGGAACGAGACAGGGGAGGTTCCGGGATGTCTGACAAGACAGATTGCCCCATCGACTGCGGAGACAACTCTTGCCTCTGTGCATCGAAGCGCGGGGGCATGAGGACGAACGGCGGGTGTCGGTGTTTCAAGGCGGGTCACGATTACGCGGAGAACAGGGCTATGGCGCAGCGGGCCAGATTGGCGGTCACGTATTGGCGGCGGAGAGCTTTGCGGGAGGATACAGCGCACGCGGTCCGTGTTACCGCAGAATACCTCAAAGGTAGGTGGTTGGGTCATGACGAACCCGAAGGATAAACAGCCCGTCGACTAGCCTCCCCCTCTTTTTTCTCCCCCCGTGTCGATTTTGCTTGTCACCGTGTTCGGGTTGTGTTATGGTGTTCAGAGTGACGGGTAGTTCTTTGAAACTTTTGGGCCTGACAAGGATTCGACACCGTAGACAAGGGATATGCTGCGTGCCCCGCTTTGGGAAGTTCGGCGGGTTAAAACGGACTTCCCGACGACAAAAGCCAAGAGCAATGTCATCCCCTTCCCGGTGAGGCGTCCGGCTGTTTTGCAGGCGGCTGCTTAGGGAATGTCTGTCTAGCGAGGTTTGCTTGTAGTAGTTAGGCGGGCACTATTCACCACAGGCTAAAAACGGCTTTACGGGAGAAGATGAGCCGAGAATCAACCCGGGACACTCGGGGGCCTAGTTGCGGGGGCCCCTGTAGTAGGTTTGACAAACCGACAACCACGCACGTAACGAGGCATATTCTGGACTGCGGTGGACCCCCGTTCGACTCGGGGCAGGTCCACCAAAGGTTGCTTGGCAGCGACCTCTAGACGGGGTGCGACGTCGGATAAAAACGCACACTTTTGAAGACGGGCTCAAAAAGGGAAACAAGGAACGAAAGGACAACCAACGATGAAGCCGTACACATGGCAGGAATTGGCGGACATTTCGCAGGACCACGAGAAAGCTCAGGACCTGTACCGAGACTACGGAATCGCGGCGTCGCTGGCGATAAAGCTGGCGTGTTTGATGATTCCCGATGCCAAGCGCGGGGAGGTGTCTTGTTCGCAGTTGCAGCCGGTTGGGGGCACATGTGAAGGATGCCCGGCCTTACACCTGAACTGCTACGTTCCGAGCCCCTACGACGATAACTACAAGGATCTACGTTCTGCCTACGTGGTCGCTTACAACGCCCTGTACGGGACGAGTGTGGAGTAGGGAACAACGGGCGCAAGTGTGTTGTGCCGAAAGGGACAATCGATGCCTGACATAACGATGTGTTCCGGCGAGGGCTGCGAAAGGCGGGGCGAGTGTTACCGTTTCATGGCAAAGCCGAGCGAGTTCATGCAAGCCTACTTTGCCAAGCCGCCGCTTGAGGACGGGGATTGTCTGTATTTCTGGTCGGCGAAGGTTGAGGCTTCGAAGAAGAGAGGCAAGGCGAAATGACAACGAAGAAGGAACTCTTGAACAGGGGACTTCCCAAGTGGCCAGCTTTCACCGTAGACGGCAAGAGGGTCACGACGGAACAGGCGAGAGAAATCATCATCAGGACGGATCGCGTTTTCGACTACATCAGTTGCAATGAACGCGACTGGATAAGACAGATCGTGAGGGTTATGGGGTTGCCCAAGTCGGATGATTTTCTCGGATACGACGGTAACGCGCTTGATGCTCTAAGCGAGAAGATTGGGCATATCCCTACCGAATACCTCGCCAATTCCCGCGTAATGTCTTCGTTCGTCGGCGGTCCCCACGGGTGGATAGACTGGTCGGGAAACGTGTTCTGTAACAGCTACAACGTCGGCAAGTGGCCAAGTGTTGAGGAGGTCTATGACGATTGGTCCAAGATTGCCGAAGCCTTCCCGTACCTTGAATTGACGAGTCAACTGTTCAGCGGGGAGGCCGGGTCGGATGAAGAGATTCATCCCATTATCGAATTTGTGGTCAAAGGCGGCAAGGTCAAGGTAAAGGAGCCCACGGTCGCGCACCGTGTTACCGGGTGTGACATAGTGGGGAGCATGATGGGTTTGGGAATGCCCGGCCGCGAACGGGGCTGCACAATCCAGATGTTCGAGATGGCGCTGAATGAGGCGCTGAACAGAGGTGCAAAATGACAACTCCAACATGGAAAGAGTTGAAGGCGATTGTGCGGGGCGGTGAGAGCAAGATAGAAGCCTTCCTTGAGAGCCTCCCCGACGAACACAAAACAGCGGGGGCATTGGCTCTCTCGGTCGCCCATTGGGATCCGAGCGAGCGGACGTGGATACGGGCGCGGCTGCTTGATCGGGCATATGGTCGCCATTGCGGGCTGTGCCACCTCTTTTATCCCGACCCCGGATGCAAGGCGTGTCCGCTTGGAAAGTCTGGGCATATCTGTTCTACACATGCCGGTGACATATGGGGAGGGATTGTCTATTCGTCGGACAAGCGGGGATTCAACCGCGCGGCCGATAGAATGTACAACGTCCTCGTGTACCTCTACCGCCAGGAGTGGGAGAAGCTATGAGTGACTTCATCCCCGGCGGTCCTCTTGAAGTCCCGGGACTGAGAGACGCGGAGAAGAACGTATCCGAGGTGTTCGCCGAGAACAAGGAACAGCTCGTCAAGGACGCTATGAAGAACGGCCGGTGTCCCGAGTGTGGAGCTGTCCCGAAAGAGGCGACGTGGCAATACCTTTTGATTCGACCGTTTGAAGCGGCCTTGATGTTGCGATGCGACAGGGGGCACAAGTGGAAGCACGGGGTTGCAGGGGTGGCGGTGAAATGAACCGGCGCATGGGTAGCAAGCTGTGGGTAGACGACTCCCGCCCCGCCCCGGACGGTTGGGTTTGGGCGAAGGGATACAAGGCTGCGATGCGGACGCTAGAGGCAAACGATTGGGACTTTGAAGTTATTAGTCTTGACCACGACCTCGGAGGGAACAAGACCGGGTACGACATCCTTTGCAAGATTGAACAGCGTGTTCAGGCTTATCAGAATTACAAGCCATTCATCGGTGTTCACACGGCGAACCCAGTTGCCCGGGAGAAGATGCAAAAGGTTGCTGACAAAATCAACAAAAGCAAGTTGAAGAGGTGAGCCCTGATGTCTCTCGACAAGGCGATAAAGAGCGGCAAGGAAAAGCGCAAGCCGTACAGGGGCGGCAAGCAGGTTTCGTGGCGCTGTCGGAATCATGGCACTTGCGGCTTGTGCGAGGGCAACCGGCGTCACAAGTTCCGAGCCTTGCCCCTTGAAGTGGTGCTCAAAGAGGCCGAAGGGGAAGACGAACCGTTGAAAGACGAGCCGACGGAAGGGGAGGACTAAAATGAAGTTCTACAGGTGCTTGGATTGCAAGGACACCGACATCCCCGGCTGCGAGCTTAGGATTGACGGCGACACGCAGCCCCCAAACGTGTGTCCGTATCGGTACGGAGAGACGTGGGAGAACAACGGCGGGAAGTGCGGGTGGGAGTTCGTGGGTGTAGAATCTGAGATGCCGATGGAGAGCGGGCCGCTTCCAACGTGGAGATGCGACTGCGGTACGCTGTATCTGAACCCAGATTTCAATCTGGCGTGCGCCGAGTGCGGGCGAGTATACAACCCGGCAGAGGTATCCACCTCGCTTGCGATGGCCGCCAAGAGGGAGGATCGATGAAAACAATCATTAGACCTAGGCAAAGCGGCAAGACAACCGATTTGATACGATTGTCAGCCAGCCTACCCTACTGCAATTACATTGTTGTTTCGACATATGAGCGCGCGCGTTTCGTTGCAAAACAAGCAGACCAGTTGGGTTTGAATATCGCATTCCCGATTACGGCCGTAGAATTGTTGAGGGGTGAATTCTCTCGGGCCAACATCAAAGGGTTTTTGTTCGACGATGCGGACGACCTGTTGTGTTCTCTGTGTAAAGGTGTTCCGATTGTTGCCGTCACAATAACGGATGAATGCGACAATGACCCTCGGTTGCCCAACAGGGAGGATCGATGACAACCGAACCCAAGTGGATCACAACATGACATTCACGCTGGCTGAAATGTTTCCCAATATGAGGGATTCCGATCCTGGACTCTACCCTAGTCAAGATGACGCCCGCGCCTATTTGGAAAATACCAGATGGCCAAACGGAGTTGTTTGCCCTCATTGTTCATGCCAGAGAATCACTTTTCGCAGGGGTGGGTTCTATCGTTGTAATGAATGTAAACAAGATTTTACAGTTAGAACTGGAACCATTTTCGAACGGTCGCACGTTCCTCTGCACAAGTGGATATATGCCATCCATCAAGTTTTAACCAAAGATACAAAAATTGTCAGTGTCAAATTGGCAGACGAGATAGATGTTACGCAGGCAACAGCTTGGAAAATGTTACACAGAATTCAGGGTATAGTTGATATTAACGATACGCGAACGCTTCGAACAATTATGCCAAGGAGTAAATTTGTAAGGATTTATTCCACTGCAAGCGCAAGGTATAGACGTATAAATAATACTACGGATTGCATCTCTCCAATGGTTGCCGCCTGCCGACTTTTAAAGGAGAAGACTGGTATAGATGCTGATAGGTTTGTGTATGGTCGTGGTGCTGATTTTGAAGATGCGGTCCAGGAAATATGGATGACTGTCCTTGAAAATAATCTTGGGTTACAAGTTGATGCTGAACAAATAAAAGATGCCATAAAAAGAAGTCGCGTCGGCGCGGTAGACAGGTGGAAAACCATATCGCTGTATGCCCCGATTAGGGGCACGGACAATTTGAGGTTAATAGACACATTGCGAGATAGACAATGTGAAGGGAGTTGAGTGTAAAATGGCCCAAAAGAGGATAGGCAGGATACCGCCCGTGAAGCACCCGAAGCCGCCGCCGCCACTACCACCGCCGGGGACAGCGCGCAACGAACCCAAGTGGAGCGCGACACCGCCGACCGAGCCGGGGTGGTACTGGTGCCGTCTCGTGAAACATTACCCGGTTGTGGTGGAGGTGCGCTGCTGTACCACGGGGCTGGAGGGTATTTTCCCTACTGGGTGGAAGGAACGCTTTCAGGAAATCGAATGGTACCCCGTGCGCATCGAGGAGCCGCCGCGATGACCGCAGAAACGCTTCCCTTCTCCGGGCAGTATCAAGGTGCGGACTTCTCCCCTTGCCGTACGTGGCGCTACTCGCTTACCCGCGCGTGGTCCTTGAGTAGGACGGGCAGGGTAGCGTTCATCGGCCTTAATCCCTCGACAGCGGACGAGACCGCCGACGACCCCACCATCCGACGGTGCTGTAAGTTCGCCCGCACGTGGGGCTACAGTGGAATCTACATGCTGAACATCTTCGCCTTTCGGGCCACGGACCCCCGCGATATGATGCAGGCCGCCGACCCCATCGGACCCGACAACGATGAATACATACTCAGAATTGCCAACCGCTCCAACCTCATCGTTTGCGCATGGGGCGTTCACGGCGCCTACCTGAACAGGGGCGCGGCGGTCTCAAAGATGCTGATACAGGCCCAGTGTCGGCTGAGATGTTTGACCTTGACGGCCCACGGGCATCCCGGTCACCCTCTGTACCTCAAGGGGGACACACGGCCGAAGGAGTTTGCAGGATACGGGAAGGAGGCGCGATGAACTTCCGAGAGAAAAAGAAATGCCTGAAACGAATCAAAAGAGAGTTCCGTCTCTTGGGTTCATGGCAAATCAACCTCATCAACCGCAAGGATACGTCCGACGGCGATGGTGGCGTTTGGACAGATGGGGGTGAAAATCGAAACGCTACAATGTTCGCCGCCGCCGACTCCGATAATGAGGCCAACCAAGTCCTATTCCACGAATGTCTTCACGTGTGCCTTGCCGATATAGACAGTCAATCCGGCATTCGCAAAAAGGCCGCTCAAGAGTTGTTCGTTCACGACCTGGAAAGGCTCATGTTTGTAGGATACGAAACGCCCATGTCCCAAAGGGAAACCGACGAATGGATAGACGAGTTCGCCGAGATGTACGTGGAGGAATAAGGGATGATCTACGAACCCAAAGGTAGAGCCCGAGAGTACAGTCCGTTGGCGTGTAACATCGCCGTCGGGTGCGTCCACGACTGCAAGTATCCGTGCTATGGCCCCGGCGCCTTCCGCGTCAACCCTGTCGACTGGCCCAAACCTCGATACAAGAAAGACGCGGTCCTGTCTTTCGAGAAGGACGCGCGAAAGCTGGCAGGCGACCCGCGAGACATCCTGTTTTGTTTCGCGTCGGACCCGTACATGACAGATGAAAGCTCCCGGTTGATGTCCGAGATACTTCCGATTGCGGAAGCGAACCGGCTCCGAATCCAGGTGCTCACCAAGAACCCGGCAAGGGCGATGCGGGAGAGCGGGCACATCTTAAAGCGCAACGGGTGGAAGCTCGGGACCACTATCATTTTCTTGTCTGAGAAGTTGCGGGAGAAGTGGGAGCCCGGGGCGCCGTCGATAGCAAGCAGGCTTGAAGCTCTCAGGGATGCCCACGAGGCCGGTATCTCGACATGGGTCAGTATCGAGCCGGTGGTAGACGCAGACGAAGCGGTGGCGGCAATCGAGGCGGTCAAGCCGTTTACGGACTTCATCAAGGTCGGGAAGCTCAATCACTCCAAGCACGCCGACTCGATAGACTGGTTTGACTTCCTGTCTCGGGCGAAAGAGGCGTTAGGGGATCACCCTCACCTCATCAAAGACGACCTGAAAAAGTTCGCACGCTAGGCCGATTTTTGTTGACGCCAAGTTGAGACTTGTGATAGGCTCCAAATCGTGACGGGAAACCTATAAGAAATCGTAGGAGGGCAGATGCGCAAAATCGACAAAGACGAATACGTGGTTTGTGTCTACCCGGAGTCTTGTGCCGGGCCGGGGTGGTCTAATCAGGTATACTGGGTGGTAGTCCAAAAGCAGGGAGGGGGCCGTATACGTTTGGAGAGCTTGCAGCCCGACGAGATGACCCAGGAGATGTGCACGGTGTTCAAGGCCTTGGAGAGTCTTCACCGGGTAGCGCGCGACGGGGCGGCGAAGGTTTTGGGGGAGGTGCGGGGATGAAAAAAAAGAAACCCTTGGAGAAGTGTGCAAACGGGTGTGACCGTCCGCCTTGCCCGCCGTCCTTGGTAATCTGCAAAGAGTGTCAGGACGTGATAACCCACACTCTCATGTCCATACTAGAGGGGATGGAGACGCGGGAAACTTCGGCCACGGGAAAGGCAAAGTGATGAACCCCATCCCCAATGGAGAGCGTCTTTTGTGCATCGGAGGTCCGCTAGACGGGCAACGGATGGCGTTTGAGGGTCGCGACGAGATGTGGGCACCGGCACCTCCTAATCTCAGTTCGGCGCCCATCGTTGCGAGTGCGGAGCTTCCTTCGCCACGGGAAGACTTCGGGCGAGTATTCTACGAACTAGCAACCTACTGCGACCTACGTGGGGAACGGACGAACCTGTGGGTATCCGACTCCGACAAGGACTCTGTTTTCAGACGGTTGGTGGAAAGTTACGAGCGGACATCTGATGTCTACGGCAAAGGGTTAGAGTCTCGGGTGGAACAGATGACTCGCAAAATTGACGAACTGCTCAACAGCAGGAACCTGCTGAAAGAGGAAAACCGCAAGCTCGTCTTTGCGCATGTCGCAGCCGAGAGTGAAGTGACCCGGCTACTGTCCGATGTGGCGCGGCTGACAAATCGCATGGACCGGCTTAGGGACATCGGAGAGGACATCCGCAACCAGGACAACCTAGCCACCGGGAACCCCATATTAATGGTGCAGCGCCGCCGCCGCATTTATGGCATGGACCCTGCGGGGGACTACGCTACGGTCTGGCTGTCCGAGGATGGGGACTTCGAGGCAGACGAGGCTGAGAGTGCGGAACTGGAGGCGTGGTACAACCTCATGGGCGACGACGAGCACAACGGCTTTCGACGGCTCGCGTACATCGACACATGGGAGAACGTGCAGCCTTTCTTCACGCGGCACGGAGCGGCGCGTTACCTTGTGGTAAACGGGCACAACCTTCGTCCCGAGACGCGCATCTACGTAGAGTCGGGGTGGCGCAATCAAGAGTGGGAGGATGTGCGCGGCGCTCTGTTGTCCCTCGCCGGGGAGGAGGAATGAAGAGCCCACTCAATGTTGGCGACTATGTCCTCGCTACCAAATACTCAGATGGTGATCCTTGTGACCATTTCTGTGTCGGGTTTTTTGCGGGGATGCTTTTTGACCGTTATCTAGTTCAGGACGAATGCGGGAAATCGTTTAGGCCCGGGGGCTTTCGCAGGGCAGAGAGAATCAGCAGTCGCGTGGGCAATATACTCGTCAAGGCATTCCCTAGAATCAGCGACAAGCCCGGGAGAAGCCTGTGGTATTGGCGCAGACATGTGAAAGAATTGGAGTTATCTCTTGCCGACGAGGAAAACAAGCCATGAAACCCGGATGCTGCGTGGATAAGAGTTGCACCCCCGAGACGTGCATGAAACTCCCATGGAATCGGACATGTGGAGACTGCCTGAATTATGACCGATGCTTTAGCCTGTTTTACTGTTCACCGGGGCGGACAACCTGCGACTGGTTTCCGCGACGGTTCAAGGCGTGGCCGGGCAAAGGTCCCGACGGGTGCGTGAGAGATGCTGTCAAATTCGGATAGCCAGGGGGGTAGAAGTAATGCGAGACGGCTACGAATACATCGCCCTGAACGACTTCGGACAAATGGTTGTCAGGCTGTTCACGGACCGCGCGGAGTTCGTCGCCTTCGTGAAAACAAAGGGCTTGAAACAGATTTGCGAGGTAGAGGAATACCCCGAAGGCGGCATCAGGTTGCACGCCTCCCTAATCGGACAGCCCGTCTTTGACGGGTTGGTAGGTCCGATGGTTGGCAATCACAACTCCATCCGGTACGAGACGCCGGAGGTCTACGAAAGGTTGAGTCGATGAAACCGAAAAAGATAGCGGCGAAAAATACCACATACATGCTCCGAACTTGCGCGGCCGATATGACCAGTTACGAGGGTTTCGTATGGCCCAATAGCGGGTGGGTGTGCGCCCCTGATTGGTCGGACAAACCGGAGTGCGGAAAGGGCCTTCACGGTTTTCTCGTTGGCAAAGGCGATGGGAATTTGGCCAAGTGGGAGGCAGACGCCAAGTGGCTTGTGGTGAAAATAGATTCCTCAACAGTGGTTGACCTGAATGGCAAAATCAAGGTCCCGTATGGGTACGTAGAATATTGCGGCAATCGCGAAAGTGCTACGGAATACCTTGCATCGGTGGGGTTTTCCGAAGGTGTGATTGGCGGGACGGCCACGGCGGGGGACAGAGGGACGGCCACGGCGGGGGACAGAGGGACGGCCACGGCGGGGTACAGCGGGACGGCCACGGCGGGGGACAGAGGGACGGCCACGGCGGGGTACAGAGGGATTCTTTCGATGAGGTGGTGGGATGGCAAACGATACCGTGTCGCTATTTTCTATGTAGGTGAGGACGGCATAGAGGCCAATGTTCCATACAGGTGTGTAGATGGAAAAGCGGTTAGGAATTAACGCAATGGAAAACAGATTTCACAGGTTGCCCGACGGGGCATCTACCGACGATGACGACCTGTACGTAAGTAAGTGGCGCGAGACGTTTGCGGCGATAGAGGAAGCGACCGGGTGGCAGTGTTACGGATTTGACCCCGGGTGCTCTCTTTCCACGGGGGAACACTCTACTGTATCGCTCCGACTTCACGAATGCCAGAAGCTCAACGACATTTGCAAAGAGTTGCTTGAACTCCGAAGGGCGAAGTGAGGAAGACATGTCAAACCCGATACGTGTAACAGCTCGTGTTGTCCACATGGGGGAGTACGCCTCCCGTCCTATCGACGGCTCGGGATTCCGCCCGTTCAAGATTCCAGCAACGGGGTACATGTTCGAGACGCAACGCCCCGGGCAGATGCCCATCTATATCAGCATGTCCGACTTGGATAAACTGTTTGTGAACCCGGACATGGACAATGGCCTTCCCGTCGAAATCGACTCTTGGCGAACTGAGGAGTAGGACCCACCGTGAAAGACGATTCCAAGCAGCTCGAAACTATCGAGATGATCCGCCGTCTTCGCCGTCTCGAAAAGAGGCACCGGGCGAAAGAGGCGAAGGTCTTGAGGTCCAAGATAGTAGAGGCCAACATCCCTTTGGTGTGGTTTTTTATCAACAGAATGTTGAAGACTCACAGGCTCTCCATGGGGCTTGAACCCAACGACCTCTTGAGTCACGGCGTTCTAGCCCTGTATCATTCCGTTGATAAATTCGACACGGAACGAGGCGTTAGGTTCTCTACCTACGCCCGGAACTGGATAGTCCAATATCTGTGGAATGCCGCAAAATCAACGGCTGTCGTGAGGGCACCGTCTAAGAGGTGGTTTGACAGGACCCTTGTCAGACTGGACGCCCCTGCCAATGTAGACAATGGAAGTGTGCATGGCCGTTTGCCCGAAGAGCACGAATTCTTTGCAGACGACTCAGACGGGCCGGAAGAAATCGCAGCCGAGAAAGAGAAGGTCGCGACGGCTGAGAAGGTGGTTCAGCGGACCCTTTCCAGGTTGGGCGATAGGTTCTCGCAGGTTGTCAGAATGAAAATCGACAACTCGGAGATGGGCTCGGTTGAGGTAGCCAAGCGCCTCGGAGTCTCGAAACAGCGGGTCAACCAAATCGAAACGCGGTTCATGGAGGAAATCGGGAAGACCGCGCGAAGGATGGCGGTCTAGGACATGGAAGGACATCTGACATATCTCGCCGTGCCCTACACGTCGAGACACCCCGAAGTAGAGGAGGCCCGGTACAGAGCTGTGAGCGCCGTTGCAGCGGCCATCATGGGGACGGGGGAGTTCGTGTTCTCGCCGATCACCCAAGGCCACGTTCTCGCCAAGTTCGGGGGCTTGCCTACCGACTGGGAGTTTTGGGCGGCATACAGCCGGGCGATGTTGAGCCGGTGTCAACTGCTGGCGGTCTTGATGCTGGACGGCTGGAAAGAGAGCGTCGGGGTTCAGGCTGAAATCGGGATAGCCGTAGAACTCGGAATCCCGATAGAGTACGTCCAGCCTCCCGAGTTCAAGGTGATAGACGAGAGGTTACACTAAGAAAACACCCCCCAAACAGGGCCAGAAAAAAAGCGACAAGGGGTGGTAAAATAAAGACTTCTGGGCCGATGCTGAAATCATCTCCACATACACCCGGGCGCAGGCCATCGAAGACGGCTTCATGGTCGACGTTTCCGACACGGCGCGCGAGGCTGGAATCACAGTTCCGGTGACTCTCACGAACGAAGTTTATGAGGACTGCGTTCACTGGACGGACGAAGACAGCAAGCGCCAGACCTACCAGGACGAGAGCGGGCGGCTTTGGGATGTCGTCTCCATGCTGGCCTTCCGCATGAGGATTTCAAAGGCCCGGAACGAGAAGACGGATACCCTCTACTACAAGATGATTCGCGTTCCTCGTGGCGGTCGCGGTCGCCGTCCGAGGGAGGTCATCTTGAAGGCGGTCATCGGAGGCGGAGACAACGGGGAGCCGGTTATCACGGTCATGCAGAAAGATCAGGATTAAAGCCGAAACGGGGCTTCGGCCCTGTCGTGTCGGGTGGTCCCCGGCACCTGATGAGGCAACCACAAAGGAGAAGCACGGTGAAGATTTACAACAACAACCCCGACTACGGCGACGAAGGGCCGTTCGAGTTTGATGGCGACAATTTCGAAACGGCTTGTGAGGCTTTCGCGGATGAGATGAAGGGTAAACTCCACAATGAAGCTGTTGAGGATTGGGCGATGATGATAGAAATGGATGAGGACGCAGACGATTGCCTCACTCAAGATGAGTGGCTGGCGGAAAGAGTCGCCGAACTGCGTGAGGAGTTTATCGAAGGTTTGGTACGTGAAGGCGAACAGGAAACATATACATCAACTGTTGACAAAATAATCAGGGAAGAAAGAGACAAAGCACGCCGGGAGATTTGCGAGACTCGCTCGAACGTGAGCACCCCCGCTCAATATGCCGCCGAACGCGGATGGTCCTATCTGTACGAAACAAAGGAGTCAGAATGAAACGAACCACATGCCCACGTTGCAACGCCCCGTTCAAGCTCCGGTCTTGCGGGAATCAGAACGGCGAGAAGTTCAAGGTCACGAGGCGGAACCGCTTCAAGCTCCCCCGGTCGAGGTCCAGGACCGTTGAGGGAAGCAAATACCAGATGGTCCTTTCCTGCGGGTGCAATGCAGGCCCGGGGAAGGTGGTCTTGACTACCATCCTGGCCAGGTCCAAGGCGGAAGCTATGCACCGGCTCAACAGATGGAGCGCAAGAAAAATCCCCACGGCCTAGAAAGAACCGTGGTAGGATGGAGTCCAATTAGAAAGGGGACTCACGAAAGAACATGAGCGGAGAAGAAAAACCAAAACGCCGGGGCGGATGTCAGACGGTAGAGGCCAAGAGGAAGGCCGGGGATGCGATGCGGAATCACCGCAAGATACGACAATCCGCCCCGGAGTTGTGCCAGGTCTGCGGAGTCAAGATACCGATTGACCACGTACTAGTTGACGGGGTTCGAACGTGGATGTGCTCGCGGTGCTTCAACATGGACAGCCCGCTATACCTGTCGGAAGAATTGGAAAGGCACACATACGCCGGGGTCAGCAACCTCGGTTGCGTGAGAGGGGGGTGAAGAAAATGGAAAGGTCGATTGGCTTGCTCATTCTGTCTATCGGTGTTCTGCTTGCCCTCGGATGCTCCGATAGCGGCTCTGGGTTCAACCCCGGGGATAACGACGCGGGGGTTCCCGATGGAGACACAGACAGCGATAGCGATAGTGATAGTTCTACTGATTCTGATAGTGGTGGAGACACTGAGTCAGATACCGATACGGAAACCGAGGATACAGATTCGGACAGTGAAACCGAATCGGCTTCGGAGACTGGCGAGGATACTGACACGGAATCAGATAGCGACTCATCTACGGAATCTGACACAGAGACGGAAACGGAAGTAGACACGGACACCGGCCCGGCTCCGCCATGTTCCGGCCCGGGGGTGTATCTCGGAGACTGGGCGCCGACAGAAGGCAGGTGTTGGGAGAAAGTCCCGCCGAACACGTATCAGACCTATTCCGAGGCGGTGGCGCGGTGCGAGGCCCTTGTTCTCGACGGTCACGACGATTGGCGTCTCCCGAACATCAACGAACTGAGATACCTGATAGAGGGGTGTCCGACGGCCGGTTGCAGTCTTTACGACCCGTCGTGTCTTTACGAGTGGTGCACGGATACATGCGTTACGTGCCCTCTGTTGGCCGGACCGGCTCCCGGGGGGTGCTACTGGCGGGACGGGTTGGGAGGAGAGTGTAGTTCCTCTTGGTCCTCATCTCTGAGGCTTGGCGAGCCTGGTACAGCACACTGGACGGTAGGCTTCAAGTCAGCAGTTACAAACGCTAGCAACTCCATATCACTAAGCCGTTGCGTCCGCCCCGTTGCGCTGTGAGCACTTCCGGCCGAAGCACTGAGAAGCGCCGCCGCATATTCCAGATGCGGATAACAGAGAAGGAACGAAACGAGTTGAAGATAGCAGCGGCTTTCAACGATGCTTCCGTATCCGAGTACCTGTGGGGGCTACACGAGGCGCGGTCCAGGGGCGAGATAATGCCAGGAGGGGCGCTTATCATCCGAGCTGCTTTAGAGCTTGCGGACGCTGCGAATCAAGCGGCGGAAGACTTGGCGAGGGCGGGCTATCCGCGTCCTTCGTTGAGGCAATCGGTGTTGAATTTGCGGTCAACAATTGAGGCGCAAGGGCGGCCTATCCGGGTTAGGCGCAAAAACCTTCAATGAAATCAACCCCTTTCTGACCCATAAAAAAAAGAGCTAATCCGTGTCGATTTTTGTTGACGCCGCGAATACGGGTGTTATTATATAGGTATGAACACGGCAACAAACACGGATGGAATGAAGATGCACGTTTTCGAGAAGGCCGGGTTGGGCAAGGCCCCGTTCCGTTTTGTCGGCTATGAGCACCGCACATTTACGGCGTGTCAGGGCGCTCCAGTGCAGGTCGGCGGTTCGTGCGACTACTGTGGGCAGGGTCTCAGCAATTTCTATTTTGTTATGTCCGCCGACGGCAAGCGTTTTCATGTCGGTCCCGACTGCATCGGAAAAACAGGGGATGAAGGTCTGAAGAAAGTCGTCAAAGAGCAGGAGCGCAAGGCACGTCGTATCAAGTCCGACAACGACGCAATGCGGGTGCGCGGAACGCTGGCCGGCCTGCTCTGCAATGAGACGATTGTCGAGACGTTGCGAAATATCTTTTCCCCCAACGCAAACGAGTGGCACAAGGACACGGCCTACCAGTGGGCGCGCTGGATGTTCGCGAACGCCAGGACCTCGGGTCAGAAGAAAACCATAAAGACAATCCGCGCGATGGTCGCGGAGCCGCGAGGAGAATGAAGATGACGTTCGAGCAGATCAACGACAGCACCGGGTTCGCCAATGGTGAGATGTTCACGTTCGAGGACGAGGTGCGCGAGTATTTCACGGTTGCGAACATGGAGTCGATGTTCGGGTGTGTCGAGTGTACCGATGGGGGCATGAGGGAGATGGCGGACCAGGTCATCAGGTTCCGGTGGCACTGCGAGTTCAAGCGCAACTAGGCAAACCCCCGGGCATTTACCCGGCAACATGGAGGAAAGTAAAATGAAAACGAAGACAAAAAAGGGAATCACACCGGCCGAATACACAAATCTACCCTTCCTAACCGTCGAAGAAACAGCGGCTCTGTTGCGGGTCCAAAGATGGGCCATCTATCGGGCGGTCACCGAAGGCAGGCTCAAGGCACTTCGAGGCGTTGGCTCGAAAAAAATCCTCATTTCGAGAGACGCGATCGAAGCCTTTTTACAAGGATACGACCTGTCAGACATCAGGCGTGTCTGCGACCAGGAAGTGAAGCCGCCAAGCCTGAACAGGATGAAGGGCGAAGCGGTTCACAAGGGTTCGGAGGATGTCTCCAAATGAACGAAATCATTGAACAGCGTCGCGGAGAAAACATCTTGATAAGGCGGTCGGGACACGTCAACACCTACAACGTGGTAGTGATTTCCGACTCGTCTTACGTCAAGATGACGTTCGGCCCCTTCACCCTGTCGGACGCCTCAACCCTCGCGGACCTCTTGACCAAGGCTCCGATAATCGAGGCGGTAAAATGAAGGCCATCGGCTACATCCGAGTCAGCACGGCGGGGCAGGTTGAGGACGGGGTGAGCCTGGACGCGCAACGGGCGAAGCTCGAAGCGTGGGCCGGTCTGAACGGATACGAGTTGACAGCCGTCTTTGAGGACGCTGGGATTTCAGGGAGCAAGGCCAGCAACCGCCCCGGCCTTCAGGGAGCTATAGAAGCGGCTTGTTCTGATAAGGCCGCTTTGGTGGTGTACAGTCTATCTCGGTTGGCGAGGTCCACCCGGGACGCCTTGTCAATCTCTGAGAAACTGGACAAGGCCGGGGCGGACCTCGTGTCACTCTCGGAGAAAATCGACACGACCAGCGCAGCGGGCAAGATGGTCTTCCGGATGATGGCGGTCCTTGCGGAGTTCGAGCGGGACCAAATCTCGGAGCGCACGTCAACGGCCATGCAACATATGAGACGTCAAAAGCTCTACACGGGGGGCAGGGTGCGCTACGGGTACCGGCCCGGGGAAGGTGGGCACCTGGAACCGGACGACGAAGAGCAGGCCACACTGAGGCGTATACGCGCTCTCACGGACGAAGGCGCGGGGCTTCACGAGACGGCTCGGGTTCTGACTTCCGAAGGCAGGCTTTCTCGGGTGGGCAAACCGTTTCAAGCGACACAGATAAAGCAGATGCTTTCGGCCAACCCCACAACCTAACGGTTGCCCTCCGACCTCGCACGCTGTAACATGTCTCCCGGTGGCGACAACCGGAGACATGCGTTCAATGACGGACCCTTTGCAGCAATTCTCAGACGAACAGCTCTTCGCGCAAGCCCTTGTCCGGATGCAAACCGAGGCGCAACAAAGCCTTTCGAAGTTCTATTCGATGGTCATGAAAGAGGAGAACACGAAGGAACCTCTTACCCCATCGCCTCATCAAGAGTTGATATTCGACTTCATCGAAGCGCATCCGTGGTGTGTCGTTAGAATCCCGGTGTCCACTTCCAAGACGTTCATGATGGCGGCCCTTGCGCTTTGGCTTATGGGAAACGAGCCTAGCGAACGGTGGGCCGTGGTATCGGGTAGTCAGGCGCAAGCGAAGAAAATCATCAAGATGTGTTCCGACTACATAACGCAGCCGGAGCTTTCGGAAGACCTCGCCCTTGTGTTTCCAAAGATGGGGAAATCCACCAATCCAAACGACCCGTGGTCGCAGAATCAAATCACAATCGAGCGACCGGCGGGAATTCGAGACCCGTCCATGGTGGCTATTGGAATCGACGGCAAAATTGTAGGCTCTCGAATCTCGGGACTGTTGGCAGACGACTTGCTTGACTTTCAGAATACGAGAACGAAGGAATCTCGCGAGAAGGTGCTATCCAACTTCTACGGCGCGATAGTCCCTCGATTGGACCCCAAGGGAAGCCGGGCAATTGTTACCAATACCCCTTGGCATGAAGGTGATCTGACATTCCGTCTTGAAAAAGATTACGGCTGGCCAACGATAACCATGGATATTTACGGGTTTATTAGGCTATCCAATGTCAGCGCGGCATGGATGGCGCACGCGCTTGACGTCCATTTGAGGCCAAGTCAGACCAGAATTGGAGATGGGTTCGATTGGTACCGACTTCGGGCATACGACCCGGACCCGGAAGAGACTACCCCGCTTTGGTCCGCCCGATTCCCTTCGGAGAAGATTGCCGAGCTGCGGTTTGGGAAAGACGGCAAGGCGGCAACTCCGCCCTTTGAATTCGCTTGCACCTATCTTTGCAGCCCGCTTTCCGAGGACTCCGCCCGATGTCAGCGGGGATGGATTGAAAGCGCAAAGCTCCGAGGGATGGGGCGGCATTTCTTGACGGAATACCACGGGGAGAATCTTGTGGCCACGGGCGTTGACTTGGCGATGGGAAAGAAGTCTCACAACGACCAGACGGTTTTCTTCACGATAATGATTACCCCGCAAGGCGACCGTCAAATCATCGACATTCAATCCGGGAAGTTCAGCGGCCCGGCCATTGTGGACATTCTGATAGACAAGGCAGACAGGTACGGCGCCATGATAGCCGTTGAAGACAACGCGGCGCAGTCCTACATCAAAGAGTTCGCAGGGGAGAAGCGGAAGGACATCCGAATTCATGCTCACACGACAACCGGGGTGAACAAGTGGGCCATGGATTACGGTGTCGAGAGCATCTTCTCGGAGATACAAAACGGGGCTTGGATAATCCCGTGCGAGGCAGGGACGGCCCAAGTGCATCCTGAAACTCAGAGGTTCATCGACAATTGCCTTTACTACCAGCCTCCCCCCGCGCATACGGGAGATTGGCTTATGGCGGCATGGTTCGCACGGGAAGCCGTCCGAAAGAGGTTCGGCGGTTCGGCACCTCCGACGGTAGGGGCATCTCGTCAACTCGTCAAAGGCGGAGGATTTTAGGCCAATGTCAAACGACCCGACTATCAATTTCACCGCGCGAGAGTGGGCAATGTACAAGGCCGGTTCGGGGCAGGGGCACGGGGCGGCATTGAAGGCTGTATCCGTGCAACTGAAACAGGCGCTTCAATCCGGCAAGCCGTTTGATGAGTTGGCAGATTCGTTCAAAGAGTGGGCTCGCGACATGGAGTCACAAGCGGAGTTGCGGATTTCGACCTCGAATGAGAACGTCAAGCGGATAGGCCCGGCTCCCTCCAACTTGCGCACCCGGGTGCACAATGCGATAGTCGGGGCGATAGAAGGTTTCAAACAATAGGGGCTTTTGAATGGCCAGACATAAACTTTCGGATAGTATGGGGACGGCAATAGAGCTTCAATCGAGCCCGCTTCCCGCGCGGCTGTCCAAGCCGGAATTGACCAGGGTTGTAGCCACCGACATCAATGCAAGCGAGTCGGCTCGGCGATACAGATTTGGCCGGAACATCTCTCTTGACGGCATTGAAACCGCAGTTCGGCTTTCCGAGTACGGGGCGATGGAGCGGATAACCGACCTATCCAGGGAGACGATTGACACGGACCCACATCTTGCGGCGGTGCTGAACAAGCGGTTCGGTTCCGTCTCGTCTTTGCCTCATGAAATCAGACCGGCAACCGGACCGGGCATCGACAAGGACAAGGCGAAGTTTTACGCGCAATGCGTTCAAGAACAAATCTCCATGCTGGACGGTTTCAGGGATGTCCTACTCCGGCAGGCGTGGGCGTTGTTCGACGGGCGCGCGGCGCAGGAAATGGTGTGGCGCTTTGTGAACGGCGCTAGCAGTTCGAAGCACGGCCGGGTAACAATGATGCTTGATGAGATTGCCTGGATTCATCCGAGGCGCATCAACTTCGGACCCCGCCGGGAGCTTCGTGTAGTGCCGGAGAACACCGGCTATTCTGGCAACTTCGCCGCCTACGGTCTATCCCTTCACCCGGACGACATGAAGAAAGAGGGCAATTGGCGGAAGTTCATTCAGTGGACGCCAAGCCATTTCGGAGAGTACGGGGAGCGGGAAGGTCTGGCCCGCCGGTGTCTTTACTACAGTTTCTTCAAGAGGTATGCAGCTCGCGAGAGGATGATTCTGCTTGAACTCTTTGGCAAGCCGTGGCGGGTGTTGGAGGTTCCAAACGACTCGACGGCGAACCATGAAGACCTGATAGTGGGGGACGCAATCATAGACGGGCTTGGAGGGGCGTACAGCGCAAGACTTCCGAGGGGCACGAAACTCGACGTTGTGCAACCCGGGGAAGGCGCTTCGGAGACACATGCCGACGTCGTGAAGCACAGCGACGAGCAAATCAGCAAGCTCGTATTGGGGCAGATCGGGACCACGGACGGTGTACCGGCCGGGATGAATTCCCCTCAAGCAAACGTCATGCAAGGTGAACAACAGGTTATCTTGCAGTCCGACGCCTACGCCCTGTCCGAGATAATCGAGCGCGACCTAGTTGACGCCTTTATCGAGGTCAACTTCGGATGGAAAGAGCTTGCTCATTCCCCTACGTTCCGACTTCGATTCGACCTCCCCACGGACAGGAAGCGAGAGGTTGAGCGGGTGGATGCGGCCTTGAAGGCTGGCATCCCGGTATCGTTGGCGGAAGCATACGAGGTGTCAGGGTTCAGAGTTCCGAGTGAAGACGAGGCGGTTTTGAGAATAGACCAGCCTCCTACCCCTCCGACGTCTCCGGTTGCCCCGGCTCCGAGGCCGGTTGTTGTGTACCCTACGAACACCTCCCCGCCCGCTGGCGAGCAACTTCCCGCCCCCGCTGTCTCGGCACAAGGCCCGGGAGGGAAGCCGCCCACGGCCACGGTAGGAAGCCAGGCGGTAGAGAAGTTCATTACCGTCAACGAAGCCAGGGAAGCACAGGGGCTCGGACCCCTGAAAGACATCGACGGAAAAGACGACCCAGACGGCAACCTGACTATCACGGAGTTCGAGAAGCGCAAGACGCCCAAGCCGGACCCGGTTGTTCCGCCTCCCCTTCCAATCGGTGACGAGCCTGTAGAGGAAGACGAAGAGGACGAACCCGAAGAGGACGAAGAGACACCAGACGGGTTTGAGGTTGAAGACGAAGAGGTAATGGCGACCCTGCTTCGGGTTGCGTCTTCTCATGTTGCGGCCTTCTCTCATGACGACCACGTATGCCTTGCGGTTGAATCCCCTCTCGAATGGGAGGATTCGCCGTTCGGCTCGCCCGAAGACATCATGAAGAAAGGCGAGAAGCAACTTTGGCGAGCGTCCGAAAAGTGGGCTCGTCAATTTGCGGAAGCCACGAAGGATAAGGACAGGCCGCTTGAAGTCTACAACGCTTTGAATAGAGCACAGGAAAAGCTAGACCTGTACCTGTACGCAAGGCCGTTGGAGCGGTCCATGATTCAGAGTGCGGCGCTTGGTGTTCTCGACGTCGCCAAGGACACGGGTTTCATCGATGACACCGGCAAGCCCACGAAGGCCAAGGCCCAAGGGTCTACAATCTTGGCGGGCGCGGTGTTTGCGGATACAGCGTTCGAGACGGCGATGAAGTGGTTTAAGACCTTGAAACTGCTTCCCCGTGCTGAATTCGAAAAGCTGTCCTCGGATGCAAAGAGGCAGACCTTCACGGTTGCCGGTATCCAATCGCAGCAGATGCTAGCCGTCGCGCAAGACGAACTTGCAAAGCAGATTGCAATCGGCGCGGCGATGGACAAGTTCTCAACGGCCTTGATGGACCGATTCAAGACCGCCGGAATGGTGCCCTCGGATTTGACCGGGAGCGGGGCGTTGTCCGCAAGTCACATCGAAACGGTGTATCGGACCAATGCCGCGAACACCTACGGGGTAGGCAGGAAGACCATGCAAACGCAACCGGCGGTTGTGCGGGCCTTCCCGGTTTGGGAGTTCTCTCCCGTTGGAGACAACCGTTCGAGGCCTACTCATTCGGCAACCAAGGGCAGGATGCTTCTCGCGACGGACCCGTTCTGGAAAACCGCATATCCCCCCTACGGATTCAATTGCCGTTGCAGGGTTATCACGCGAGGCCCGGAATATCTGAATCAGGTTATCTCGGGCTCGTCTATCACGGGACTTCCTGACCCCGGGTTTACATCTGGATTGGTCTAGCCTCTTTCCCCTAGTTGCCTCGAAATCTCGAAATGTGCGAACAATGCAATTGCATGATGGTCGCACAACACGAAAAGGAGGCTGACCAATGCCAATCAGGAGACGAGTAAACAAGGCGGTAACTGATATTGCTACCCTGCAAGCGGCCGTTACCGCGATGGGGACCGTGTATCAGTTCAAAGGAGCAATCACCACGGCGGCCGGTTTCCCGACTGCGGCGCTTGTTCAGACCGGGTGGACGTATCATGTTACCACGGCGGTCACGGACAACAACCCGGCCAAGACGAACACCGGGCAGAGCTTCGCGGCGAATCATGAGATCGCCTGGAACGGGACGAACTGGACCGACCTCGGACCGGCGTTCACTGCCGAAGAGGCCTCGGCTACCATCAACATGAAGACGGCGGGGGCTAACCCTCTCACGGCTCCGGGCGCGGCGGCACAGCAGTTCAGCCCGACCGAGGCGGTCTTCGTTGTTACGGCGGCGAACGCGCTCAACGGCGACATCGCTCTCACCATCGGGACGACCGCCGGCGGGACGCAGATCCTTGCGATTACCACGCTGACAGGTCTTGCCACCGTGGGGCAGAAGTTCGTCGTTCCGCTGGCAGGTCTGATTCCGGCCATCGCTGGCGCGAGTGCCCTTGACATCACGGTCACGACTGCCGACACCGGCACGTCTGGAACCATGTCCGCGTACCTTCGCGGTCGCGTGAGCTAAGGAGAGTGTGAGATGACCATAAGACTCAGCAACACAGTAAACTTCACGCCAGCCCAAGCGGCGTTCATCAACCAGGATGTCAAGTCGACGGCCTCCCCGACGTTCGCGGCTCTGACCACCAATGGCGCGGGCGGGTCCGTCCTTCTGACTCCGGCAGCTCAGGCGGCCGGGGCGGGTACGGTTGGAGCGGCTATCACGGCGACGGCCGGGGCTGGCTCTGCGGCTTCCGGTGCGGTTGCCGGTGCCGCAGGTGGTGACCTTCCCCTTACCGCCGGAGCCGGTGGCGCGTCCGATGGAACTGATGCGGCTGGCAACGGCGGGGCCGCTACCCTAGCGTCCGGAGCCGGTGGAGCCGCTAACACGGCCATCGCCGGGGGAACCGGGGCGGCGACCAGGGTGCTTGGTGGTGCCGGTGGTGCTGGCTCTGCCGGAGCGGCTGGTGGTGACGGTGGTGACGTTTCCGTCAACGCCGGTGCCGGTGGTGCCGACGGTGGTGGTGGTGCTGGTACCGATGGCGACGTGTATATCGCGAGCGCGAACACGGCCCGCATATACATCGGAAACGCCACTGATAACCCGACGACAGAGTTCGAAGGCAACGGTCTTGTGTCGATGCCTTGCATCCTGGTTGACGGGGCGCTCGATTCGAACATCACCCCGGCGGCCCAAACCGCTGGAACTGGTACCGCTGGCGCGGACCTCGTCTTCACCTCTGGCGCCGGTGCGGCGGCGGCGGGTGGAACGGCTGGCGCCAACGGTGGCGCGCTCACTCTCGCTGCGGGCGTCGGCGGTGCTTCGGACGGCACGGACGCGGCTGGAACCGGTTCGGCGGCTACCCTCACGGCGGGTGCCGGTGGCGCGGCTCACACGGCCGTCGTCGGCGGTGTGGGAGCGAATGCGACCGTAGCGGCCGGAGCCGGTGGCGCGGGGTCGGCTGGCGCGGCTGGCGGAGCTGGCGGCAACGCAATCCTGAACGCTGGCGCGGGCGGTGTTACAGGTGGCGGCGGTGCCGGAGCAGACGGCATCGTTCAGGTTGGTTCCGAGAATACGCTTAGGGTTGACCTCGGAAATGCGACTGACAACCCAGACGTCTCCATCCTCGGGACTGGCGACCTCGTGAATCATCGGTTTGTCCAGGTGGTTATCACCGCGACGGGTGGTTCCGGTGGCGCGACGGCGGGAACGATTTCTGTCCAGGTCAATACGCTTGACGGCAACCCAGTTGCCCATGCCGTAGACCTCGAACTGAATTCGTCTCTCGCCCAGTATGCCGGGACCAATGCGGCGACTGGTACAGCGTTCTTCGGTGCGGCTTCCACGGGCACGCTGAACGCCGGTACGGGCACCCTGTACGCGCATGTCACGACGAATGCGGCCGGACTATACGAGGGCGCTCTTGCGGACGCTGCGGACGAGACGGCCTATTTCAGCGCGCAGACGGCAAGCGGTGGCGTTACCGCCCTGGCCAACGGGTGTGTTGTGGTAGGCGTGGTTCCCGACTCCGCTACTTGGGCTCCGTAATTCCTTCGACTCCCCCTCTGTAGTTGCCTGAAAAATCCGAACGGTGTTATCCGTTGAATAACGGAGGTGTCATACATGGCAACCAAAACCAAACCGCCCCGGGTGATATTGCACGCTATCCCCGATGTGAATCTGTCCCTTGAAGCCAATGTGGACGATGCTACCCCGCGATGGCAGCACGTCGCCAACGAAGGGCAGTATCTCGGATACAATCCGCCCTTTGCTTTCACGCGAGGGACGTTCGTAGAGTTGGTGAAAAACTTCCGTGCGAGTCCGCAGTACAAGGCCGGAAACGATGGCGTTGGAATCGCGGATGTAGTTGCATGGGATTTCGAGCACGCCTCGGAGCAATACGCGGGGGACGGTACTATTCCCGTGAGTGGAACTCCGGCGCAAGGGTGGGTCCGGGAATTGAAGGTTGAAGACGGCCCGGATGGAAAGGCTCAGTTGTGGGCGCTTTCCGTGTTTCTCCCCACGGCAAAAGAGTACATCAAGAACGGTCAATACAAGTGGAGTTCCGTTGCAGTCATTCGCAATGCAACCGACCCGGTTTCAGGGGAGAAGGTTGGAGCCGTCTTGACCTCGATTGCGTTGACGAATCAGCCGTTCATTCAGAACCTTACCCCACTTGCCGCGTCTCAGAACGCCAATGGATTCAAGGTCGGAAGGTGGTACGAAGCGGCCGGGAGCGCATTGGAGGCAATCGGTTGTTTCAAAGACCTGCTTGGACTTGGAGAGCTTGCGACCATCCCGGAAGTGCTGGCGCAACTCAACAAATTGAATCAATGGGTAGAGTCGGGAACAACGCCCATCGGGGTTGACGTTGCCGGTTTGTTTGCAGCGTTCAGACAGATTCTAAACCTCGGTGCTTTGACCACTGAAACCGAGGTACTTGACGCGATTGGCAAAATCGCTCAACGTGCAATTGAGGAACAGGCAGTCTCGGAAGGTGCTCCAATTGCCCAACCGGGAACGATGATGCCTGCAAATACTGCGGCCACAATGGCCGGTGCAAACGGAGGAGACGAGATGATTAAGACGCTGGCCAGCAAGTTCGGGGTGAAGGAAGTCGAGAAGGAAGTGTTGGAGGCGGCGGACGATGCCATCGAGCTTCGCGCCACGGTTTCCAAGACTCTCGCTTCCTCGGAGAAGACGAAGGACATCGTTTCGGGGATTGCCACTTTGAAGGCGACCTCGGACGAGCATTCGGCGCTTCTGAAGGCCCTTGGCGCTTCGGAGGCGGAGGACGCAATCTCTTGTGTCGCCGACCTCCAGAAGAAGGCGAAGGAGTTGGACGAGCTGAAGCCGAAGAGTGACGCGCTTGAGAAGCGCATCAAGGACATCGACCTGAAGCAGGCGGAGGCAGACGTCGACATGGTGATCGCGGCCAACGGTTTCAACGCGGCCCTGAAGGATGCCCTCATGCTCCAGAGGCAGGCGGACCCGAAGGCGTTTGCCGAGAAGTTCCCGGTGGACCCGGCCAAGATGAACCTCACGCGGCCCGTGACGGTTCAGGTTCCGGGCGCTCCCGTGACCCCGGCTGTTTCCGCTCCCGTCGACAAGGTTGACCTCTCGGGATACCCCGGGGTGAACATGACCGAGAAGGCGCTCAAGTATCTCGCTTCGAAGAATGCGGGATTTGAGAGCATGGACTGGGATGACAAGTGCGTCATGGCGCACAACCTGTTGAAGAACGTGGTGAAGTAACCGGAGAAGACCGGTGATTGATTTGGCTTGTTAGCCAATCACAGGAGGATACGATGACTGAACCGAGACGAATTGATCCTGTTTACCGGACCGGTTACAACGGCACGGGCGTTACCCTGGCGAAGGGGACTCTCGTCAATTGGAGCGCGGCTGGTATCGTGGACGAGGTGGTTGCGGCCACGGCTGCGACCGATGCCTACGCCGGGGTGTGCGCGAATGACATCCTGACCGGCGAGTACGGCGACATTCAGGTGCGAGGCATCTGCCCGACTCTGGTCGGCGCGGCTGGCATCACCCTTGGTGATCGCGCGATGTGGGCGGCTGGCGCATCGGTGGTGGCTTGCACGGCTGGCAACGCGATCCTCGGGATTGCGCATACTACGGCGGCTTCCGGTGGGTACACGGAACTCGAACTGACCGGCGGCGCTGGCGCCAAGATGCCGTAAGGCGAGGAGCACTGACATGGAAAACCTTTTGAAGTTTGATGCAATTCCGAGCCACGGCGGGCGCGTTGAGGGCATTCTCCCGAATGGCCAGCGCGTCACGTTGGCTCTCACCCCGGCGGACGTGCACGATTCGTCCGAGATGCCGAACTACCTGGCTGGGTACAAGCCGTTCCCGTTCAGGGCGGACGAGGCGAGCCCGGTCATTTTGGTGCCGAAGTCGAAGGACAAGTACCGGAACTTCGCGGCCAACGACGCCTTCCGGCTCGTCACGGTCGAGAACTCCGAGCAGGCTCCGCCTCCCCTGGTGGACCCGTCTTCGAGTCTCACCGAGTTCCGCACGGTCAACAAGTACCTCGGTGGGTTCGTGCCGAAGCAGATTGAGAGCGAGGCCGACAACTTCTCCCCGCTCATGCAGACGGCGAAGCGCATCAAGTGGGCGCTCATGCAGAACCGCGAGGCGGAGGTTTGGACCCTTCTCGGGACTAGTACCAACTGGGCGGCTACGCAGCGCACGGCGGCCGGTACGGCTTGGGACGCGGCCGGTGGCAATCCCATCCTGGACATCCAGACGGCTATCGAGAAGTCGTTGCAGCCCGTGACGGACATCTGGATGAACCAGCAGGTTGCGTTCGGCATGCTGCGAAACGACAACGTGCGGGACCACATGAGGCAGTTCTTCGGGGACTCCGATGTGAGGGCCATGGGGGCGCAGATTGCGTCGGCTCAGAAGCTGGCTGCTGACTTCGCGATTCCCGGCTTCCCGCCGATCCACGTGGTCGCGGGCAAGTACCTGAACGAGACGACTACCACCCACGACTACCATCTGGGAAAGGTTGCCGTTCTCACGACCCGTCCGACTGCGGTTCCGAAGGATGCGGAAGAGATCGCCTCTTCCTACACCTTCCGCAGGAACGACGGCGCGAACACCGGGTTCGTTGTCCGGCAGTTCTACGTCGATGGGCTCGGGCCGCTGGGCGGTGAGATGGTTGTGGTTTCCACCTCGGATGTGGCCGTCATCACGGCGAACACCGTTGGTGGAATCATCACCAACGCCCACAGCTAGTCTCTAGCCCTCGCCTTCCTTTCTTTCTTCAAATCTCACAGGACACAAAGTTCTTGCATGTTGCCCAATTCGAAGGTCCAATCTATATTGGAAACGAAACGGAGGTTTATCACATGGCAACGAAGAAGGAACTCATGCAGGCGGCTCACGACCTTGGAATCAGCGAGGTCGATGCTACGTGGTCCAAGAAAGACATCGAAGACGCGATTGCCTCGTATCAGATGGGAGACGACGAAGAGAAGGCCGTCTCGGTTGATGTGGGAATCATGAACGTCACTGTGACAGCGGGTGAAGACGGGGAGTTCGGGACGGAAGACGACCACGTTGAAATCAAGCCTGTCATCGAGCACATGGACAAGCCGGTTGAATTCGAGCCGCTTCCGGAGTTCGACGGGAGCAACGAATACCAGGAATCGAAGCCGCTTTCCGAGTTCGTGGATAGTCCCATAGTGGCGGCGGTTTCAGCGCCTCATCCCCTTCCCCCATTGGAGGAAGTCGCAAAGGTTCCCGCTCCGGTGTGGTCCAATGTCGAGAAGGTCGAGAACATCCGGCCGGTGAAGATGTTCGACCCGGGCCTCCAC